TCAGGCGGGTAAGGATACCGGCACCGCATGAGTGCGATGTTGATCCTGTTCGAGACGGTCAAGGCAATCGAGGCTGATGGCCGATGGCGAGGTCGCGCCGGTGAGGGTCATGGTGACCTTCATATCCTCGGCAAATAAGCGCAGCAGATGCGCCACGCCCGCTTCGCCCGCCGCGGCCAGGGCATAAATATAGGCCCGCCCGAGCAGCACGCCCTTCGCGCCGAGGGCCAGCAGGCGAATGACGTCCACGCCGGAGCGCACCCCGGAATCAGCAAGCACCGTCAGATCGTCGCCGACCGCATCCACCACCCTTGGTAGCGCCCGGGCAGTGGGGATGGCGCCATCGAGCTGTCTGCCGCCATGATTCGACACCACAATGCCATCGGCGCCGAGGCGTACGGCATTGCGCGCATCGTCGGCATCGAGGATCCCTTTGATGATTAATTTCCCTTGCCAGCTGTCGCGGATCCACTCCAGATCGTGCCAGGCGATGGACGGGTCGAAGTTGTTGCTGATGAACCCCATGTAGTCGTCCATGGTCATTTTGTGGCCGGTGTAGGCTTCGATATTACCAAACGACAGGGGCCTGCCCGCCAGCCCGACGTTCATTGCCCAGCGTGGATGAGTACAGGCCTGGAGATACTGTCGCAGGGTGGCGTGCGGCCCGGACATGCCTGATCGATTATCCCGATACCGCGAGCCGGGGATCGGCATATCGACGGTGAATACCAGGGTTTTCATGCCGGCGGCCCACGCGCGCTCCAGCGCATTACGCATGTAGCCGCGATCTTTCAGCACGTACAGCTGGGACCAGAGCGCGCCGCTGGCCTGGCTCGCCACCTCTTCAATGGAGCAGACCGACACCGTGGACAGGGTGTACGGGATCCCGGCGCGGGAGGCGGCGCGGGCCGCCTGAACTTCGCCGCGGCGGGCGTACATCCCGGTGGCACCGACCGGCCCCAGCGCCACGGGCATCGCCCATGAGGCATCAAGGATCGTGGTGGCCAGCGTCGGTTCGCCCGCCCCGTACAGCACGCGCTGGCGAAGGGCTACCGAAGCAAGCTCGGTGGCGTTGGCGTTCATGGTATTTTCCGCCACCGCGCCACCGTCAATATAATCGAAAAGGAAGCGGGGCAGACGGCGACGAGCGGCTTCGCGATAATCGCTGGGGGCTGAAACAATCATTATTATGTCCTTATGTCTTTTAACCTAAGTGGATGTTCTGCAGGCAAAAAAACTATAGGCTTCTAAAAACCGGTGGGGAAATGAAATATTAGCATCCCAGCTATTCCCTGCTGGAATAATCTGGTTTTATCGCTGAGGCTGTTATTTCCTTTTTTTACTCTTCGGCGCGCGCGTTATTTTTATTTATTTCCGCGCAACGTGAAGCTGGCAAAATAAAGACCCGGTATGAGGCGACAGCGCTTTGCGCCATCGCCACCAGGGGGAAGGAGAGGTCAGCGCGGCGTCTGCGTTTTCCGGGAGGTGTAAAGAAGATGAATTTGAAATTGAGCTGGTGGTATCTTTTGCTAGCCTTTCTCTGGAGGACAGACGGAGCGACACCATGAAAGATAAAGATGAACAAACGGCATTGATTGGCATGGCCATCGGCGCGGCGGTCATTAGCTTAGTGGCTACACAGAAGCAGATTAATCAGGGGAGTATCGTGGATGAACTGGTGAGACTGGGCAGACAGAAGGGGGACGGGGTGGAAGATGAGGTTTTTGTTCAGGCCGCCCGCCTGGTCAGAAAAGGCACCTAGCCAACCGCGACCCTGCCTGGCAATCCATTTACCCGTTTCATCACAGTTTTCATTCCCTGGATCGCGGCCTGGCGAGCGGCGATTGTTGCTTTCTGAAAGCGTCACGGACTGGCGCTTTCTTATCCTGAACCACAGGCCCTGCGCCTTCTCGGCCTTGTTGGCCTTTAGGTGACGCTGTCACTTTTCCTTCTCCAGGCTGTGCGATAAACAGGAACCGGGTCATCTGCTATTGCATAAATCGGTATTAACTTTATTGGTTTGTTTTAACTTTTTGATATTAATAGAAAATTTTGTCATTTTTTTAGTCTTGGGGGCATTATAGGGACATCTTTGCGAATTTGCTATCGAGTAGCCCGACCTGATCTTCGTCCATATCGCCAATCCATTTTGAATACACGGTATAAACCATTTTGGCATTCTCATGCCCCATTTGGCTGGCAATGAACGAGGGATTTGCTCCGGCAGATAAAGACCAGCATGCATAGGTATGCCTTGACTGATAAGGGTCGCGGCTTCTCAAATTCGCAAGCATCATCCCTCTTTTCCAGCTGTAAGATATTGAACCTCGGGAATAGAACCCAGCCTTACTCTTCGATTGAGGTTTTGGGCGAAACACGAAGCGAAGAGCCTGCTGCTCAGATTTACCTATCTCCCTGTGATGGAAAACGATATTAGTCGCGTCAAGATGACCAGTTAGCTCAAATTGTTCCCGTAATGCTTCGAGCGCTGGCTTTAGGAGAGTGATAGTACGGACACCAGCCTTAGTTTTTGGCGGGCAAAACGTTCCCTTTTGCGTGACGTTGCGGCTTACGTAAATCTTCCCGTTTTGGAGGTCTACATCCTCCCAGGCGAGCGCACAAATTTCACCGTGACGGAGTCCTGTAAAAATCGCAACCCGCCAAATTCTTGCGTGATATTCCGTGATTGCGTTAATGAATAGCTCATACTCTTCGTGCAGCAATGGATCCGGGACGGTTTTTTCCTTTTTTAATGGATGAATATTCTCGTAAGCCGCATGGGATACAAACTTGCTCTGGTGGGCAAACTTGAGCATCAGACATAGCGCATTAATGCGAAAATTTACCGTACTAACGGCTCTGCCAGTCTTGTTCAGCCAAGGGGAATCATCGTGGATAACAGCGCCGTAAAGAAGCTCTCTACGACAGGCCAGGATGTCGTGGTGCTGGATATCTTTAATCAGCGTGTTTTTACCGATGATCCGAGTGAGGACCCTCAGCATTGATTTGAGATTGAAGTAGGATGACTCTGCAATCTCAAGTCTTTTATTTTCAAGGAAAAGATTGCAGAGGTCGTCAAATGTTTCTACCGGTTGAACCTCCCCGCCAAATGTCTTCGATTTCGACTCAGGGAACCGACTTGCATATTCGAAAGTTCCCATTTGTATCTCGCCAGTTATTGCAGCTCTAAGATTTCCTGCTTTTTTGATGTTGGCATTGTTAACAGTCCATCCCTTGAGTGTTTCCCTGCAGCGTTTGCCGCGAAAGAGAAACCAAATCCTGATTTTTCCATTGTGAATTTCTACACCAGTAGGTAATGCCGTCATCATGCGTCCTGTACGAGCTGATTTATCTTGGGTAAGTTGTACCAAATGACAGCGCGCTCTTTGCATGCGCCTTCTGTCTGGGGAAGCCTTTTGAAATGGACGCCTTCGATCCATGATCCAAGTCGATAACTTTTTATCTGCCTTTGCGTGAGTCCAGTTCTCTCGGTCAGGCGAGATTCAACGATCCATTCTTCATTAAAAACGACCTGTGCCATAAACACCTCACAGGCGGCAGACCGAGTTTAAGCTGGCCTGCCGCGTCGAATTGATAATTCGATATCAGGAAACCTGACCGGGTAAATGCCGGAGCCGCCGGGCGCAGTTCATGGCCGTGGCCACGTAGCTGCAATTCCTATTAACGACCTCAACAGTGATTTTTGTGCCCTGGACCACGACGGTATAGGTCCGCTTCATTTTCTGCCGGCCATAATCGCCATAAAGCTCAACGTGTTTTGCCAGTGCCGCATCGCACGCCTGGCGGCCCAGAGGTGATTGTTTGCTTCGGTTAATTAGTCGCATATTCACCTCATACAAAAACGTCTACGGGGTCACCGACAGCGCGCGCGTTGTCGTTCGCTTCACGCCGCAGGCCGAGGACATAACCAACGGGATCCCAGCAGGACAGAAATGCATTGAGCTCTTTCTGGCTGTGCCAGGTTGTCAGGCGTTTTTTAAGCTCGGTGGCACAGGCGCGCACGTTCGCCCGGGTGGGGCCGGCCATCTTCATGCACAAGCACAATGTCAGAAGCAGATCCGAATATTCGTCGGCGGCTGCGCGCAATGCTGCCGGGTCGATGCTGGCTTCCAGCTCGGGCAGGCGGTGTTTCAGGCTCATTTGGCACCTCCCTTACGACGAAGAGCCATTCTCAATCTATTTTTTGCCAGTCTGGCTTTGCGTTGTGTGGGCGTTTCACGTTCGCGAGCGCGCGCATTTGATTCACGATTACGGCGGCGCCTGGCGTTGAGTGATTCGTCCTCGCTTCGTAAATGCATCCGAGGTTCCCCGTCCTTTGGCTCGGGCCACTGGCGCGCTTTATTTACCGCGAGCTTATCGATCATCGCCTGGGTAATCTGCTCGTCAGTGATTCCCGCTCTGCGCTGGGCATCCCACATCAGGAACTGCATATCAGCCCATTCGCTGTGGTCGTTAGGTTCCGCGGCAGCTTCAAGCGCTTCTATGCTGAGGTGTTTCAGTGGACCAGCCGGACCAACATTGCCGAAGGTGGCATGTGACCATTCAGCGTGTTCGCGGCGAACCTGAATGCGAGCAAATGAGAACTCCCCCATCAGCGCTGCCAATGCGATTTCAGTAATACGCAAATACATGGCTGCGCGGGACGGATTGCTGAATTCACCCTCTTTTAAAAACTTCGACATTTCCGCCACGTCAGCACGGCACACGGCGATTAATTGCTCATTAGTGAATGTGGCGATATCAGTCATTCCAGGCCTCCAGTTCGTTCTCTATTTCGTCGTCGATTTCGTCGTTGGTGGCTTCTTCATTCAGGTAGTCGCGAGCTCCTTTGAGATAATACTCCCGGCGCCCGTCGTACCACGCTGAGAACTCTGGTGACCAGCCATTCCTGTCACCTACATCAGCGAAAAAATCGTGCATTGCGTTGTTGTAGGCCAAGTTTTCAACCATACAATACGCCGTAGTCAGTGCCGCCTCACGGATGTAACCGCGGAGATCGCGCTTGTGCCAGTAGGGGCTATATTTCGAATCGCAGCGCCCTTTGAATTCAACCTTCCAGCGGCGTATGCATCGTGCGTTAAGTGATTTGGTCATATCGTTACCGGGAGGGCGTACCCTCCCGCCTCCCTTAGCCCACGTATTCCGGTTTCATGTCGTCCAGGGTGATGCGGAACTGGTCATACAGCTCATCACCAAGATGGCGTTTGGCGGCGGTGAGGGTGCCTTCTGCTTTCGCAAACAGCTCGGAAGCTTCCGGTTCGCCAGGGTTAGGCAGTGAATTAATCGCGGCCTCAATCTTGTTTCGTGCATCAACGAGGTAATAGCGCTTCACTGCCTTATTCTTCAGTTCGGTATACAGGGCAGTACCCAGCAGAACTTTCTGTGATTCGATGTCTACGCGGATGGCTTTAGCCTGATCAACAGAACTTGCTGAATCAATCCGCTCGCGCAGTTCGTCCGCAGCAGAGTCAACTTTGACTGCAGAGCTTTGCGCGCTGGAGGAAACGCCCACGGAGCTTGTAATCTCATCCAGCGTGACTTTTTCTGTCTGCGCCGGGTTGATAACCCTTTCTTCGCGTTCGTCAATTTCATCGGCGGTATATACCCCAAGGATCACATCCGGGCAGTAAAGTCGCGCCCATCGTTTAACCGCGAGATAGGCCAGTTGCTGGCGGGGGTCGCTCGCCCACAGTGTAGAATTGCGGACTTGAGCCTGCGAAAGCATCAGCACAAGCTCGCGAGGTTCTGATTCTCCTTTGAGCGTTGCCCAGGCGCGGACGCCCACGCCAGCTTCATCATGCAAATCCCAGCCCGGCGCGATGTAGTCGTTACCTTTGCCGCTGGTTTTTTTAATGAAGCGGCCAACGATATTTTCCCATGCACCAAACCATTCAAAATGGATCCGGTCTTTGGTTGGAGCCATGGTGTTAATTACCGCATTCACCAGTTGTGCCTCATAGCCAAGCACACCTGAGTTACCCACGATGAAGGTTTTCTGTGCCACTGCAAACGGATCCATACCCCAGCGCGCGGCCTGCATCACAACAGCCATGCACGCATCTGGTTTCCCACGATAATGCTCAGGCACGAAGTTTCCACTATTGGCCATTACTTCCGAGAGCGTGCGCAGGCGGTTGAACAATTCACCGTTCGTCAGGATAGAAACGTTGTCGATTTTCTGGGTTTGGTTATCAGTCGTAGTCATTAAATTGGACATAGTTATTTCCCCCTTAAGCCTGTACGCGCAGCGCTTCGAGACGGCGCACATCAAAATCGTTGAGCTCTTCGGCATAGTCTTCGGTGATCGGCGCTGGCCACTCGCCTGTGTCGAAACCGTTCGCGATGGCACGCATTGCTTTGCGGTATTCCAGCATGCCGAGTTCCAGCAGTTCTTCGGATGCCTCGATGATGGCGATCCAGTGGTAGTTCTCGTCTTTGTTAACGAATGTCCAGAAGAACTGGTCAAGGGCTGCGGTTTCGCAGTACATTGCCGCGCTCAGGTGGTAATCGCGCTCAATGATTTCCCGGTGCAATTTGGCGCGCAGGCCTTCCTGCTTAATGTTCCACATGCTGATGGTTTTCAGGTCCGCACCGATGCGCAGGCCGCCCATGTCTATCTCAAGGTCAGGACGCACGCGAACTTCCAGCCCGGTTTCCTCATCAATGCCGAAATAGCTCACCTCGACGGCACGGCTCGGGTGCGTCAACAACTTGCCGGCGGTCGGGTGATTCAACAGTGCTTTCTGAATGGCCAGTGCCGTAGCCAGCTGCTGGCGGGTAACCAGCACTTTTGCTTCCGGATTCTCGCGCCATGCATCCAGCAGCTCGTCGGCAAACACGGCATCCGGTTTTACCGATTTCACGGCCTGAATCAGATCGGCCTTTGTGCCAGAGACTTTCAGCGGCTGCGCCTTCTGTGCTTCCTGAGCAACCAGGTCAGGGTTAATGATTGCCAGCTGTTCCAGTAAGGCATCGCGGCTGCCGCTGGTTTTCACCTGGGCGGGCAGAGTAGCGTTATATTCCTTGATGCATGCCTTCATTGCGGTAGCGGTTTGCTTTTGACCGTCTTCAATGCGCTGGAACTCAGCAGGCAAAGACATATAACCCTGGCCGGTTTCTTCAACTGATGTACCCAAGGGAACCTGGGCGGGCAGGGTCGCGTTGTATTCCTCCAGGAATCTCTTGATGTCATCTGCGCTGAGCAAAACCGGAAGCCCGTTGTTGTATTCGTCGATAAACGCGCGGATCGTCGCAGTCGTGGTGAAAGCGCCTTCCGGGATTTCCGGCTCGATGCTGAATTCTTTTTCCAGCTGATCAGGCTGCAGCGCCAGTGCATGCACCAGATTGCCCATATCCAGAACAGGGGAGCGTACCTTCTGGATGGTTTTGGATACGTGGCGCGCCTCGAAATACATCAGCGAAACCCGCGCATCTTTAACCATCGTGGAGCTGATGCCGTTAGCGGCGTGGTAGACCTCATTTGGCACGCCTTCATATCGACCTGGCTCGAAATACTCCGGCCATGCTGGCGCTGCTTGTTCAGCCTCTTCCTCTTCCTCTTCATCGCTGTGAGCACTCCCGGAAACCTGGCTATTCAGCACTGCGGCTGTGAGATCCGGGCAGCGTTCAGCCAGTATTTCGCTCATGTTCACGGCAGTTGTTTGCGCAGGAGGCTCATCAGCGCCTTTGCCTGCTGATACCGCATTATCATTTTCGTCTTTGACTGACTGAGCCGCTTCCATCTGCACATCGCTGGTGGTTTCCCCGGAATTAGCTGGATGTAATTTTCCTTCTGCAGCGCGCTGGCGCGCCTGGTCCACGATAGAAAGTGCTGGTGCTGGTGCTGGTGCTGTCTGGCTATCCATCAGACCATCAATCGAAAAAACACCATTGCCCATGTTTGAAACTTCAGGCTGTTTGGGCTTGGTCAGGTCTTCGGTTATCCACTTCGGATCCGAGGGGTCACTGATGCCTTCGACATATTCACCACGTTCGGCGGCCAGAACCTGATTAGCGTCAGGACGTTTCTTTTGAGCTTCTTTCACCAGTTCGGTGCCAATTACCTGAAAGTCAGTTGGGAGAGCTTCCAGGTCAGGCACACCTTCATCTCCATCGATAGCCTTTTTCACTGCGTCCAGAGTGACGGCGGCAGATGAAACATGACCAGCTTTTTCAAGCGTTTCAGCAGAAGGGGCGTCATGCTTATGCTCCGTCAGGTTCGCATTGATATAGGTCTGCAGACTTACCGGGAAATGGTGAACATCGCTGGTGGCGCCACGAATAAGGGCAAAAATGGCGGCGCGGGAATAATCTAGGATGCCTGCAACCTTGCGCAGCGCTGCAGACCATTCCTTGAACGGACTTTCTTTCTTCTGGACGATCTCTTTGGCCCGGCGGTGAATTGATGCCGGGAAATTGTAGATATCGAAATCCATTGGCATTGTGGCCAGGGCTATTTCAACATCGAGCGTATCGAGGGTATGGGTGTAGTCAGGATTGCGATCGGTTTTATTACCGCCGCCAGCATTCGTACCTGCATCGGTTTTCAAAACCGAAGAAATGCAGTTACCGGCAGCCCATTCCCTGGTGAGAATGCCGCGGTCGATCGCGTTCGTGGCGAACCACAGCTTAGCAAACTGGATACGCTTACCGAGCTCATGCCGTTTCCCTTCCGGGAAGACTTTTTTATTGGCGCTGGTGAATTTCCAGAGCGCCGGCATATCGTATTTTTTGATTTCAGGGACATTCTCGGCGGCCAGGATCAGGTCCTGGACGGCCGCATTATCAGTATCCATTTCAAGAACTGACAGCTCCTGCCGGTGAGGCATGCTGATATGATAAACGTGACGTTCTTCAGCCATGTACTGCGCCAGCAGCTGAGCGCGAAAGGGGAGTTCTGCCACGTTAAAAAGCGCGCTCGAATCGTCTTGGTATTCATCGCTACCGAAAGTTTCCACGGTCTCACCTTGTGCCGCGTCGCCAGAAGTATTGGCATCAATCAGTTCGCCACTAACGGGCTCAGCGGATAGTCCGGCATCATCGATGTGATGATCCGCAGGCGCCTGACCTGGCTTAAGAGTCCACGTGCGACCATCACCCCCGAGCTGGTAGCGTTCGCACCATGAGTAATCGAGAACACCCTCCGCCGGCAGGTCGTTGAATACCGGGAAATCGGTGCGAATTGGTTTTTGATAGTCTTTGCCGCGGCCTGTTTCGATCCCAGCGTCTTCCAGATCGACGTCAAGCTGCAGAAGGGCGCGAGCTTCTGATTTATTAGTGCGCCAGATTACGGCATCAGCTTTACCCGATTTTTGAGTCGCTTTTATCAGATAAAAATATTCCATGTGATAGCCTCTATTTTGGATGTAGAATCCCCCGGGCCATTGGTAGCGCCCATTCAGGGTGGTCATTGGTTTTAGTAATTTCCGGTGTAACTTTGGTCGGTGGCACCGGACGTACAGCCCGCTTCGGCGGGTTTACGTTAGCCCTCGTGAGCCATCTGGTCGTGAGAGGCGCAACGTTCTGAGCAATACTCTTTTTCTTTCCGTGCGAGCTGGTTCCCCTGGAGGTACAACAGGGTGCTTACCACTGGTTTTCCCTCTATTGCTTTGCGGCAGTAACCGCATTTCTTCTGCATTCTTCCCCCTACATTTGCACAGTGAACCCGGCCGGATGCTCGTCGAGTACACCTTTCAGCGGGTAACATTCGGCTGTCACGTGTTGCTCTTCTGCGGCTGCCTTGCAGTCAGTTTCACTGTCGTAAACGCCGAGCAGGACATCCTGATTACCGCCCGTCAGCATGCTGACGGTGAGAACCAGGGCAAACATCGTGCTCATGAAGGGTCTCCTTTTTGCGCGAGCATGTAGCACACCCGGCGGATGAAAGCTGACAGCGGACTTAAACGAACAGCCTGCTGACGAGCGGGTTTGCGTGCGAAATCAATCATGTAAATAACTCCCTCAGTGCGCAGAAAAGCGCGATCCAGATGAAGAGCCCAATTACTGCCGAAATGACCATGGCTCTGATGCCCTGCTTACTCATTTCAACCTCAGCCATTACGTGGCCAGCGGAACGTTTATCGGAGCAACGCAGCGCGTTGTTGATGAACAAATTAAACAACAGGTTTAAAATTGCGTCAAGGTTATTTTCAACATGTAGTTTAATTTTGATTGATGGGCACAAAAAAACCGGCAAGTGCCGGTCTCTGCTTCTGCGTTAGGGGCTGGGTCTACTTCTGCTCTTTCAGTTCAAGTAATTCTCTAAAAAGAGACGAATACTCACTCACTCTGCTGTTAAAAAGTAACAGCATTTCCTTTTGCGCCGATTTTGGCATCTGGCGGAAAAGATGTACAAGTTCGATCTCAGTCGAAGATAAGTCCCCAACTAGATTAGATGGTGCTCGTTCTGGATCGTAATCAAGAGAGCCGAAAGGGAGATTGAAATCGCGTTCAATACGTCTTGCTGCATTGTCATTGATTGGTTTCTTTCCTGAAAGGATTTCTTCAAAGAATGGATCATCTTCAATCTTAAGCGAGCCGTTCTCGACATATTGTTTTAGCCTTTTCATTCTGACTTGTTCAATAGTCAAAATGTCATTCGGGTCACCATTCAAAAGCCAGTCGATTGAGATTTTAAGGACGTCCGCAATCTGCTGAGCAGACTCTCTCCCCAGTTCTCCTCTGGAGAACCAGTTATTCACAGCTTGCGGAGTCACGCCAACCCTTCTAGCTAGTTCCGACTTACTCATCTTCCTAGTTTTAAGCACCTTGGTAAGGCGGTCAGAAAGCATTGGCGGTTTGATGTTTTTTTCTCTCATATCAAGATTATAAACAAATCGTTTAACACTCGAAATAAACTAACTGTTGAAATTTCTTTGACTGTTATTTAAACCTGTTGTTTAATTGTCGTGTTTCTTCACAGGAGTCACCTATGAAAGCTCTCGACAAAGCCATAAACATTGCAGGGAATGCCAGCAAGCTGGCTGAAAGTTTAGATGTTTCAGCTATGACGGTTAGTCACTGGAAACATAGAAATTACGGCGTGGTACCGCAAAGCCGCGTTCTCACTATCTTCAAAGCAACCGGAGTGACACCACACGAGTTGCGCCCTGATTTGTACCCAAACCCTTCCGACGGTTTACCGCAGGAGCAGAGGGTATAACCATGCAAACACTTCCCTTTCAACAAAATACCGGATTCAACACCGGCGCTCTGATAAAGCGAAATCATCTGAGAGAGGCAGATCACGATGTAATTCGCTCTGCCGTTCGCGCCTGGGCAGCAGCTGAAGGGCAGGACGTTGTGTCTGCCCTCATCATCGATGAGTGGCGACAGCAGGGCGGCGAGGAGATCGCGTTTCCTGACGACATCAGCCGTGCCCGTCAGAAGCTTTTTCGCTACGTGGACAACCCTGCCGAGTCTGAACGCTATCGCGAGTACGTTCGCCTTCTTACCCCGGCAATCATGGCCGTTCTTCCGCTGGAGTTCCGCCATCGCCTGATGCCTCAGGACGACATTTTGTCGCGCCTGTCTTCGGCCTTGAAGGAATGCGCTGAAGCCAAGCAGGCGGTGATGCTGAACGCGCCGGAGCACCAGAAACTGAAAGAGGTAAGCGAGGGAATAGCTTCGCTATTCAGGCTGATGCCTGAGCAGACAGGAACGCTGATGACACTCGTTAGCTCGATGCTGTGCACGCTGTAGGAGGTGGTATGGGGTGGGGTGATTACGTTCGTAACCAGGTTGAAAAAATACTTCTGAGCGAGGGGTTTTCTGTTCCGGTGGCTCAGGGGGGGCAAGGCATGCGGAGGACTTATACAACCGAATGTCACAGGCAACTAAAAAAGGGGCGATTTTCGATGATGCTCTCAGGCATGGCCGCTTATGGGCGGAGAAGCAGACCAGCGCGACTGAACGCCGTGCAGCTAAACGTGCGGTGCGAAAAGGTAGCAAACAGGCTGGGTTGTTCTGAAAGGGTGAAAGCCGCGGTGCAGCAACACCAACGGCTTTCGGGTGAATTAATTGGGTCAATTCACGGGATGAAGTATGTCAAATACCGCTGAAGTTATCAATTTTCCAATCAAAACTGAACTAACGGGAGGTCGCATGGCCGACCTGTCCAACGGCTACACCAGAATCGCCAATGAGATACAGAAACTCAAGCCGCGGCTGCGTATGTCCGGGCGCGAGTGGCAGTGTCTTGAGGCTGTTATCTGGCTTACCTACGGATGGAACAAAAAACAGGATCGGGTGACAAATACCGTCATTTCTGAGTTAACCGGGTTGAGTGATTCTCATGTTTCAGATGCGATAAAGCTACTCGCGGCACGGGGAATTATTTTTAGTCACAAGCATGGTGTGATGAAAACTGTCGGTATAAATACTGAGCTATCTGCCTGGATTTTGGACAAACCGAAAACGGGAAAACTCTTCCCGAAAACGGGAATTTCTTTCCCGGAATCGGGAAAAACCTTCCCGGAAACGGTAGACACCCAAGACTATAACAAAAACAATATTAAAAGATCTTCGTCTCGGAATTCTAAAGAATCCCGAAACGAGGAAACTCTGAAGTTTCTCTCTCGTCATCCAGAAGCGGTCGATGGGATTTATACCCCTGCAGGTAAATCCTGGGGAACAGCTGACGACCTCAAAGCCGCGCGATGGATTTTCGATAAAGCTCTCACCGTGAATGCCTCCCTCTCAGAGCCGAACTGGGTTGAATGGGCGAATGCCATCCGCCTGATGCGCCTGCAGGACAAGCGCACGCACTATGAAATCTGCGAACTGTTCAAGTGGGCAAATGAGGACGGTTTCTGGCAGGGAAACATCCTCTGTCCCTCAAAACTACGTAAGAAGTGGGACCAACTCACAACTCAACGCCTGCGCAGCCATGCTCCATCAAAAACCACATCAGGCGCCAGTGCGCTGGACAATACCGACTGGATCGACGGGGTACTCGAATGAAATCTATCGCAGAAAGCATGCATAACTTCGATCGGAATAACTTTCAACGTATCGCCGTCGGCATGCCTGAAATCCAGGATGCACAGAGCTTTGCACATCAGGCGACAAAGACGGCTGAGGTATTCAACGAACTGTTTCGCCAACTGCTCGCCGTATTCCCGGCGCTGGCCAACAAATCAGCGGAAGATCTCAACGAGATGCGTCGCCAGTGGCTCCTGGCGTTCAAGGAAAACGGGATCACCACGATGGAGCAGATTAACGCCGGAATGCGTGTTGCCCGCAAACAGGAAAAACCCTTCATGCCGTCGCCGGGGCAGTTCGTCGCCTGGTGTCGCTCTGAGGAAGTGGTTGCGGCTGGTCTTCCTGATGTTAACGAGCTGATGGAGATGATTTATCGCTACTGCCGGACCCGAGGACTTTACCCTGATGCTGAATCCTATCCGTGGGAACGTAATGAGCATTACTGGCTGGTTACGGGGCTGTATACCGACATGCGTGCAAATGCACTGAGTGATTCCGAACTGCGCCGTAAAGCCTCTGACGAGCTGCTGCGTATGGTTCGTCGCATCAAGACCGGTGAAGCTATCCCCGAGCCTGTTAAGCAAATCCCCAAGTTGGGTGGACGTCCGCTGAGTAACGAGCAGGGCTTAAACAAAATCGCTGAAATCCGCGCGAAATTCGGTTTAGGCAGAGGGCGGGATCATGGCTAGAGCATTGTCAGCAGTTGAGCGCAGAGAGTACGTCCGCGCAGTGATTCGGATCACCAGACATCAGGGGCGACTCACGACCGCCGAGGCAATGAAAAAACTGGGGCTGAGCCGCGCTACTGTCCAGCGGTATTTTTCCGAAGCAGAAGCGACTGGAGAGGTTGTCCGGCATGGTCGTTTGGGGCTTTTCCGCGATCAGCGGGCCGTCATCGACTTTGACATGAAGCGTTTTGGCCTGGTGCCGAAAGTTGCTGTAGGGATGAATTACAGCCTGCTTGGCAGTCCTGTTTTTCAGCGAGTTTTAGATGTTCAGGAGGGTATGCATGGATAACAAAATAAGCTTCAAGTTTGGTGACTATGCCCTGATTGAACAGAAACGTCACGGCGTACCCAACGAGATGTTTGTTCATAAGGTCATTGACCATCTTCGCTCTAACACCTGGGTTGATGTTCCTGTGCAGTCTCCTGCAACTGAAACCATACATGGCGAGATGGAGGATGTTTGTCTTTGCATCTGCTGTGGTGTAAGCGAGACTGAAGTTCGCAAATATCGCGTCAAAGACATGCATCACCGTTCTCCTGTTTCTATGGCGGCTGATGGAAAAAGAGGCGCGACTATCACATTACAGGCAGTAAACGAGCTCATCGCCTCCCTTGAGAGCGTAGGCGAGCTATCTCTGAAGGAAGAAAAGTATCTCGCGCTGGCGAAAGCGTTTAAGCAGCTGGCGGCGGAGAATGTGGCGCTGAAGTCAAAGGGTAGGGAATTGCTCGGTGAAGCGTGCGCAGTGTACTCGAAGCTCAATAAACTGATTGATCCATCAATCGGTGATTTTGTTGACGGTCAGACGCTTCACGAATTCCAGTTTGTTCTCGACGCGGAAACCCCCGCCACCGATCGCATCATAGCGGGATTAAGGCTGATGCTGCAAATCAGATATCGAGTAGAGTATTGCCAGAAGGAAGGTCTTCCATATCAGAAGGCGCTGCATGATTCGATGATGCTGGCACTTGAAGAGCTACAGGAACGCCGCAAGGCCGAAATGGACAACGAGCCTTATGGTTTCACAGATGGCGATCGTCGCGGGATGATTTACAAGCCTGAGCATGCCGATCGGCTGAATGAGCCGGTGCCAGTCTATCGCCACGCGCAGCCAGCGCCGGAATATCCGGAAACACTGCCATGCCCCGTATTGCTGGAGTCAGGATTGCGCTTTGGGAAAGGCGTTAAAACCAGACTGGTACTTGAGGCTATTCAACGCAGAGCAGAGCATTACGCCGAACTTGAGGCCATGCCGCCAGAGGAGCGGGCTGAATATGATGCTGGTATCGAAGCATTCAAAGCCATGTTGCAGCAGCCGGCGCCGGCAGTGCCGGATGGTTATGTATTGGTGCCGAAAGAGATGACTGATGAAATTGGAGAGGCTATTTCCATGCGGGCCCGCTGCTGTGGTGGTATAGCGCTTGATATATACGACGGCATGCTCGCAGCCGCCATGCTCGAGGCTGGCACCCTCACCAATGAAGGTACCAAACTGACTGGCAACTCTCCGATTAACGCTGTCACTGCGGGTAAACCTTTTATCATCTTACTACCAGATATCAGCTCAAAAGTATTTTGGAGTGGCGCAGGGAAAAATGAAACTTTTCATCCCGAGACTTACCGGCGCTGGGTGAAGGAAGCAATAGAGCGATACTGCGCCATCGCTCGGATCGATGTGGAGGTGAAGTAGTGGACTCTTCACTGGAATACGCTTGCAAACGCCTGCAGGAACTGGAAAGCCTACTGCTGGTGGATGTGCCTGAAACAGTATGGCCAGCGGAAGTCAGCATGGTCTTCGCTCAGATTGAAAACGCCGGGACACTCCCGGCACACCACCAGCGCCGACTGCAGCACCATATCAACCGTATGTGGCTGGAAAAAATGCCGGTACCGTCAATTATCGCCGCGGCAGGTTCGCTGGCCTGCGCCATGGAGAAATACGCGTGAAAGATAGCGAAATCATCGTTGATAACTTTGCCGGTGGTGGCGGGGCGAGTACGGGTATTGAGCTGGCGACTGGCCGTAGTGTGGATATTGCGATAAACCACGATCCCAACGCCGTAGCGATGCACACCACCAACCACCCTGACACACTGCACTATTGCGAGTCGGTCTACTCCATCCGGCCAAAAGTTGCGACCGCCGGCCGTCCGGTGGGGCTGGCCTGGTTCTCGCCAGATTGCCGCCATTTCTCCAAAGCGAAGGGGGCTAAACCGGTCGAGAAAGCAATTCGTGGGTTGGCTTGGATCGTCATTCGCTGGGCGCTCGATGTTGAGCCGCGAGTGATGATGCTGGAGAACGTCGAAGAGTTCAAAACGTGGGGGCCGCTGTTGGCGGCGGAAATGCGTCCGGATCCGGACCGCGTTGGCGAAACGTTCCAGGCGTTCGTCGGCATGCTGACATCCGGAGTTCCTGCAGATCACCCTGCGTTGTTGGAATGCTGTGAGTTTCTGGAGTTGTCGCCGGAGAGCGAAAAGACAAAGCGTTTGGTTGCCGGGTTAGGCTATGACGTCGAATGTCGTGAACTGCGTGCCTGCGACTATGGCGCACCAACTATTCGTAAGCGCTTTTTCATGGTGATGAGAAGGGACGGGAAACCGATAGTCTGGCCGCAAATTACCCACGGGGACCCGAAATCACCGGCGGTGCTAGCTGGCAAATTGGCACCATGGCGCACAGCTGCAGAATGCATTGACTGGTCAATCCCAGCTCCGTCGATTTTTGGCCGCAAAAAGCCGCTGGCGGAAAACACGCTCCGTCGCATTGCCCGGGGAATCCAGCGTTTTGTTATCGAAAGCGCTTCGCCGTTCATCGTGAAGTGCAATCACACAACGACACGCGGGAAATATGACTGTTTCCGGGGGCAGGAACTGGACGATCCGCTGCAGACGATTACGAAAACCCACGGTTTCGCGGTTGCCGTGCCACATCTGACGAAATTCCGCACCGGCGCCACCGGGCAGCCAGTTACCAAGCCGGTACCGACAGTGACCGCCGGCACGTCCAGACGCCCGGGCGGGAATGGGCATGCGCTGGGGATTGTTGAAGCAGGCCTTGTCCCGTTCCTCGCTGGCAACGGTGGCAGTGAGCACCAGGCGAAACCACGGCCGCTTGATAAACCTGCTCACACCATCCTGAAAGAGTCGCGAGCCTGCGTCGTCGCTCCAGTTATCGCCAGGCAGTTCGGCGCCAGTGTCGGGCATAGGGCTGATGAGCCAAGCGCAACAATCACCGCGGGCGGTGGCGGTAAATCGCAGCTGGTTTTGCCAACGCTCATTCAAATGGGATACGGAGAACGGCCCGGCCAGGCACCTCGCGTGCCAGGACTGGATAAGCCGCTGGGAACCGTTGTTGCTGGTGGCGGGAAACATGCTTTAGTTGGCGCATTCCTAGCAAAACACTACGGCGGGAATTACACCGTGCCAGGCGTCGGGCTGGATGAGCCCGAGCACTCGGTGACGACTGTCGATCACCATGCCGTGGTTGCTTCTCACCTCGTGAAACTCCGTGGCACCTGCCGGGATGGCCAGCGCACCGATGAACCGATGCCGACTATAACTGCTGGCGGCCAGCACGTAGGGGAGGTTAAAACGACTCTGGCGGTCGAGGACTATGACGAAGAGCGAGCGCAGCAGGTGCTGGCGTTCCTGCAGGAATTCTGCGGAGAGGAATGCACTGGGCTGGTGGAAATCGCCGGGGTAACTTACCGCATCGTTGATATCGGGATGCGAATGCTGCAACCGCATGAGTTATACCGCGCTCAGGGATTCCCTGAGTGGTACATCATCGATCGCGACTACCGCGGCGTGAAATACGCCAAGGATAAGCAGGTGGCCCGCTGTGGCAATGCGGTACCGCCCCCGTTCGCTGAGGTGCTGGTGAGGGCTAATCTTCCTGAAATGTGCCAGGCGTGGGAGGCTGCATAATGGCTGACTTTCGTGCTGGAGGTTTGGTGGTAATCATCCTTAAAGGACTTAATGTCTGCCAAAGGTTTACGCTTCTGGTTGCATCGATAACTCTGCTGTGAACTGGTTTTTTATGTGGGCTATGTAATTTTGTTATTTTTCAATTTGTTATGATGTAGCTTGTGATTTTTTTGCTTTTTTATCTTCATGTATTAAGCATTTTTTTCATTTTTTTATTTATTTTTTCATGTATTGAAGGTTATCTTCATGTGGGTTATGCTGAAAGCACACTGGCATAACCTAATGAATACTACTATATGCAACATACGCTGGAACTACTGAAAGTAATTGAGGGAGCACTTAGCAACAACCTTTCTCAAGTGACTGCCTACTCTGAACTTCTTGCCTCGAAATTGGAAAAAGATGGGGAGATGAGGGTTGCACAGAGCATTAGAAAGAAAATTAATAAGTCAGGTTCTGTGTACTCAACAGCTGGTGTTGGCGGAAGGCTTGAGCCTGTCGTACCAGTCGATAAGGACAGTCGTCTTACCTTGGGCGATGTAGTGTATCCCTCTCTGGAAGAATCTTTTATTCAGCTACCGACTTCTGTGCAAGAAAGTGTTGATGAGTTTTTATCTTTTATTAACAAGGCGCAGTTGCTTTCAGACGCTGGGGTCGGTATTTCACCTTCTATGATGTTATATGGCCCTCCAGGATGTGGAAAAACACAGTTAGCTCATCACATCGCCGCAAAATTAGATTTACCGATAATTACTGCTCGATGTGATACGTTGATTTCTTCGTTTTTAGGCTCTACAGCTAAAAATATTCGTAGTTTATTTGATCACGCTTCAAGTAGGCCATGTGTTCTATTTTTAGATGAGTTTGATGCTTTTGCTAAAGCACGTGATGATCAACATGAACTCGGTGAGTTGAAACGAGTGGTTGTCAGTTTGCTTCAGAATATCGATGCTTTACCCGAAAATACAATTCTTCTTGCTGCAACTAACCATCAGGGATTACTTGATTCTGCTGTTTGGAGACGATTTGCATATCGATTGAAGATTACTCTTCCGAATAAGGAATTGAGACTTAAATTGGTAAAGCAATTTTTAGGTGATTTTTGCCCAAAAAATGTGAAAAAAATTGTTGATGCAACTGAAGGTATGAGTGGTGCAACGATAAAGGAATCCTGCTTAACCGCTATTAGAAGTGCGATATTATCAGGCCATGATTTTATAGATGTTGATCGATTGATTATTAACTTGGCTGTTAATCAGTATCAAGATGTTCTCCATGATGCAGGGATTAGGGATGAAGATAAAATAATAAAACTTCGAGAGCTAAATGGTAAGGTTTTCACTATTGAAAGATTAGCTACGATGTTCGGTTTATCAACAGGTAAAGTTTCAGGGCTGACTTCAAAGAGAGGTGATAATTAATTATGGAAAAGCAAAATAACCCTCTTCAGATTGTCCAAGTTAACGAGCGTGATTATAAAAAAATCAACTATGAAGGGTTTGGTCCACCAACGGTATTTGGCGATGGTGTTACGGTTGAAGTTAGAAATAGCCTTGCCCAGCAAACGAAAGAGGCATTGGATTATTTTAATGATGAGTTTAACCAGTGGCCTGGTTTAGCTGGAGTTGTTAAGGTTACTCTTAAAGAAGAGGCTTTGGCAAAAAGTCATAGGCCAATGGACCTTTTTTATTCAAAAACATGTCCTATTGTTGGTAGTTTAGACTTTGGTGAATTACTTGTTAGTGCAACAAAGGACGGATTAAATAGTTTAAGAACTAAACTCCTCACAGGGAAAAGTCAGAAACTAGTAGCAAATATATCTGCTATAGAAAAAATTGAGGCTTACACTTCTGATGATAGTATCTCCGGTGGTAATTTGAATGATATTATTACTGCTGTAATGAAGGGGCGGAAATTAAAGGTTAAACTATTTGATCACCAAAATGAAGAAAAAAATGCTAAATTACAGTTGGCATTTTATAAATTCGCTAAAGAAAATAATGTCCGTGTGAAAAAGCTTACGTATGGTAGTTGTAATGACCTGATTTCATTGGTGTCTCAAGATGAACGCATAATAAAGAAAATTACTAAATTTATCGGGTTGCGTACCATTTCAACTATTCCTGAGTTTTCTGTCAGTGATTTTCATTTGCAGACATCTTTTTTAGGTTCTGCAGATGAAATGCTGTTTCCTGCACCACAACAAGATGTTGATTACCCAATTGTTGGTGTTATCGATTCAGGTATTTGTCCGAATAGCTCATTAATAGCACCATGGATTGTTGCTAGAGAGAGTTATGTACCATTTGGATTAGAAGACTATAGCCATGGCACAATGGTTGCTGCTCTTATTGTTAATTGTCAAAGCTTGAATCATCAAGACCAACGATTCCCTGATACGCATGCAAGAATCGTAGATATTAATGTATTTCCTCGCGGAGGAACAACATCTGAAGATGATTTGGTTTCTATTATTGAAGAGGTTATCCCTAAGTATCCGCAGGTAAAAATTTGGAATCTTTCATTAGGAGGAGATGATCCTGCTCATACAACAGATTTTTCAGATTTTGCTCATTTTTTAGATGAAATGCACGATAAGTATGGATGTTTATTTGTTATTGCTGCGGGGAATCAGAATCGTAATCAATATTGGCCTACTACTAATAATAATTCGGGCATCAATAGAATCTCATCTCCAGGAGATTCTATAAGAGCTTTAACTGTTGGGAGTCTGGCACATAAAGAATCACCATCCGCGATAAGTCATATTGATGAAGTGTCTCCATTTTCTCGTATTGGACCAGGCCCTAGTTATATCCCTAAGCCGGAAATCACTCATTATGGAGGAAATGTAACCGCAAAAGGTGCATTTGCTCAGATTGGAATATTGGCTTTAGGACCGAATAACATGTTGTGTGAATCTGTTGGGACTAGTTTTGCCACACCAATAGTTTCAAGCATTGCTGCATATTTATATCATTTTTTATCTCAAGGAGGGAAAGTAGATGTTCCTACCGAGCGTGTCAAGGCTTTAATAATTCATTCAAGCCTACTAAATGGTAAAGTGACCACAGATACCATTAACTATAAAGGGTTTGGTCGTCCTGGTGATATTATAGATCATCTCTACTGTGATCCAAATTGTATGACTATGGTTTTTGAAACAGATATTAATCATGGTGGATTTGAATTCGAAAAATTCCCTTTCCCTATACCTGACTGTTTGAATACAGAAGATGGAAAATATAGAGGTGAAATTCTAATGACATTAGTATATTCGCCAGAAATAGATAAGAACTATGCATCTGAATATTGTAGAACAAACGTTGATGTAGGCATGGGGAGTTATAATATAGGAAAGGATGGTAAACGAAAATTTCATTCAATGGTGCCTGCAGCACCAAAAGATATGAAAGAGTTATATGAAAAATCTCGTGTAGAGAATGGTTTTAAATGGTCTCCGGTTAAAGCGTACCATAAGATCAGCCCTCGCGGTATTGATGTGGGCGATTGGAGATTAAGGCTTAGTGTATTACGTAGAGCGGAAATGCCAGCACCTAATCGTCCGCAGAAAGCCACTTTGATATTGACTTTGAGAGGTTTGGAATCAGAACAGCCTGTTTATAATGAAACCATTCAGAAAATAAATCAATTTGGTTGGGTAACAGTAGATATCGATCAACACATTAGAATTAGAAACTAGAATTTTGTATTTTAACTTTTGAAAAAAAAGAATCTCAAAATATTAATATTGGGAAATAGATTCTTTAGTCCGTTAATCTGCATGACATTAGTTTATGTTCGTTTCGACAATACTGATACCGAGGACTTGGTGAGGGCTAATCTGCTGGAGATGTGTCAGTCAAAAAATATTGCAGCTTAATTGACTCCTCCCCATAATGAGGGAGATATTAATATTGTCATAAATAATGGATGCAAAATGATAAACCAGAAAGTTATAGATGGTCTTGTGTGGCTATATTCCATTTTTGATATAAAACTTCTGACTGTAATTGCGACCGGATTTACTATTTATTTTGGGTATCAAAAGGTTACTAGGAGGATATGTGTTTCATATGGCATTAGTTCTAGTAAGTTATATGATTCCTATGTTTCAAATTTAGTAGTTTCCAATAAAAGAGATAATTCAATTGCAATATCATCTATAGTGCTTGGTATCGGAGTGAAAGGGACAATTGAATTGGTTAAGTTTGACGAGCCATTGGTTTTGAAAGGATATGATACGAAGCTCGTTGATGTACCTAAATATAGCTCCATTTATGATAAAAATGGGCCAGTCAGAATCGATACTTTTGAATCGTTATTCTTTTCCATTGTGACTATTTCTGGTGAGGTAATTGAGTGTGAAGTGGAAAGCCCAGTTACAATCAAGACGTTAGCGGGGAGATTGTTTAAGAATACTGCTAATTTTAATGGTGTTGTTCTTACAAACAGAATGGGTTTTATTTTTTCTTATTGTGTGGGTGGAAAATCGGAGGATGTTATTATTGATAAGTATGGTTTTATCCCAGAAAGGACACCTTTTAGAGGTAATATGCTCCCGCAAATATCAAAAGAATTTTTTGAAATTTTTTTGATTTCCGAAGGGTATCATGATTACTACGACAATTATGCTCTTTATAAAGTGAATGATAATCTCGAAACAGTACTTGTTTTAAGCAAGGCATCGGTGAATGTTAAAAGAGCAAAGGAAGGAAATGTGTAACCGAGAGTTGTCTATGTAGATCAACTTAGTCTTCTTATAGTGATTTATAATATCCTCCACACTAGAGGGGATTTTTATGTCAAAGTGGAACATCGCAGCCAAGTCGAAAGAGGACCAGTACAAGGTTAATGTCGACCTGGCTGCCAGAGGCGTTGCGTACAAAGAGTGTCTGAATATGCCGGTAGTCGCCGAGGTGGTCGCCAGAGAGCAGCCAGAGCATCTGCGCGAGTATTTATGGAGCGCGTCCGCTACTACCGCGAGAAGAGCATCCAGCTACCCCGCGCCAGCGATCCGCGCTATCTGGAAATGGCTGAGCAGAACGCCAAAAAATAGCGATTTCCTCGTATATGCTCATTTTGCATTTATCCCCGGGAACGGCGATAATTACCTTGTCAGCCTGAGCAACTGACGACTAGATTCCGGCGCCAAGTGGGGACACATGGCGCACAAAGTTAAGAACACTCGGATTAAAGTCTTGTATGCAATAACACTGCTGATTTTAATAATTGTGCAAGTTGTTGTAGTGAACGCGGTATTTATCTGTGTGGGGCTTGGGTTTCTTGAGCTATCCGATGAGGTCCTAAAGATTTTCGCTGGATGCTCGATGCCACATATCTGTGGTCTTGTCTACTGCGTCGTCAATTCTGTTTTCCGAGCAAAAAAATGAAAAGCCTTCTCTTCGGAGAGGGCTTTTTTATTGCTGATGAAAGTAAAAATCTACGCGGCTCAGGGGTCTCTCGCAGCGGTACATAATCGGACCTGTTTCCCGCGAAGTGTTAAGCTCGCTAAAGGCAAGTGGCTTTCACGCTATACAAACCCCGTCCCGCCGCCGTCCGCTGAGACATCAGTGAGGGCAAACTTGCCGGCGACATGTCGGACGAGAGCAGTTGCTTAAACTATAATCCCCCCATACCCTAGGGGGCGGTGCCTAAGCGGAACACACCTACGGTGTTGCATGCAAAATGCGCATTAGTGAATTTTGGACGCAAGGAAAACAAAGTTGGTATCGTTTATGAAAAAATTATTACTTCTGGTTAGTGCTGCTCTTATATCAAACGTGGTGTTTGCTATTGATAATAAAAAAGAAATATCACCTGTGCGTATAAGTTGTCCTGCGCCAGTGATGCCAGTGAAGGCTCAGGCATTGAGAACTGAAGGGAGTGTCGATTATGCGGCGTGGGTTAATGATAAAGGCGAAGTGTACTCAGTAGACATAACGGGCGATGAGGTTTTCTTCAGGGAAACTGAGGTTGCTATTAAAAAGTGTAAGTTTGTGCCAGGCCATCCAGGGGTGTATCGGGATACAATAAAATTCAGTCTGGTAAAACCTTGAAGAGTGCGTTTAACGTCAAATCTCCACCATGTGGGTAACTCCGCTGCATGCTAAAGCGCTGGTGAGAGCTAACTTACCGGAGATGAGCCTTAAAAAAGACATTGCAGCATGATAAAGCCCGCTTCGGCGGGTTTTTTAATAGTGAAAAACATCATGTTAAACAGACTCATAGCCTTTGCAAAAAGAGCCCTTAACCTCTTGACCATTTCACTCTCTCAGTATACTGTTTATTTATACAGTGTTTATGTGAGGTGCTAACCATGAAAGTAGAAGTCACAATTGATAAACATAAAAAACTCCCTGATGGCGCCGTACCTGCGCTCGAACAAGAATTGCTACGCCGCTTATCTCAGTCCTATGACGACTGCAAAGTAACTATTCGACGCACAAGCAACGATGGCCTTAGCGTTCTGGGCGGGGCTGATGGCGATAAAAAGCGTGTAGAACAAATCCTGCAAGAGACGTGGGAAAGCGCAGACGACTGGTTTTACTGATTCGCCTTTTGGTGGCTGGCATTTTCCCAAAGCATCGCAATAAGCGTGTCCCTTTGATGCTGTCGCCGGACTATATTTTTGCGTCTGTATGTCGCTCAGGGGGATGAAGTGGAGCTGGATATCGCCGAAGTGGTGGACATAATCAGGCAAGGCGGGAAGTTTTTAATTTCGAGTGAGGAAGGGAAAATAACCGGGCTCGAAAAGGTAAGAAAAAACCAGTTTTTGCTGACTATTGAAGAGTTTAAAGAACTGGCTAATGATGCTGGTTGCATTGACGAAACCAAGAGTAAGCTGCGATAATTTACCTGCCGCCTGAACAACGGCAACGGAGCATCTCAGCGCCACGGAGTGAAACCGATGGCGCAACAATTACACCTGATAAAACAGACCCAAGGAATACTGATCCCCGCTACACAGGAGACCAGCGATTTCTTGCAATCAAAATGCAAGCTCGGCGCCGTTCTGGAGGCCGACTTTAAGCTTGTCCGCAATCCGGCGTTTCACCGCCGCTATTTCGCATTACTCAATCTGGGGTTCGAATACTGGGAACCTACCGGCGGGGCGATCTCGTCTAATGAGCGCAGGCTTATCACAGGTTACGCCAAATACCTTGCTGCATATGGCGGGAGTGAATCGGCGTTACTTGATGCCGCCGGGCAATATCTCGACCGAATAGCCGAGAAGCGATCCGGCTCTATCAGTATTTGCAAATCTTTCGATGCTTACCGGGCGTGGGTCATTGTTGAAGCCGGCCACTATGACGCCATACAGCTGCCGGACGGCACGCTGAAAAAACACCCTCGCAGTATTTCTTTCGCCAGCATGGACGAATGCGAATTCCAGGAACTGTACAAAGCATCGCTCGATGTTCTCTGGCGATGGATCCTCTCTCGTTCGTTCAACAGTCTGCAGGACGCCGAGAACGCCGCAAACCAACTTTTAAGCTTCGCGGGGTGATGCCGATGAAACACTCATGGTTTCACCATCTCGAATGCACAACGCAGCAGGCCGAAGAATTGGTAGCGAGATATCGTCAGCGGGGCGTAAAGGTCGAACGAAGCTTAAACCCTGACTTTATGACATGGACCGTCAGCGCGCAGCTGGTGGAGGACAAAAATCCACCGCGGGCAGATTCTCGCTGGCGTAACAGGATGTGGGAGTGAGTATGGCGAACCTTCGCAAAGAGGCCCGAGGCCGCGAATGCACAGTGCGGATCCCTGGTTACTGCAACGGCAACCCGGAAACCAGTGTGCTGGCGCATTACCGCCTGGCGGGTACCTGCGGAACTGGATGCAAGCCGGACGATACCCAGGGAGCGATTGCCTGCAGTGCTTGCCACGATCTCATTGATGGCAGAAAGAAAACCACCGATTACACCCGCGACGAACTGCGCCTGATGCATGCAGAAGGCGTGTTTCGGACACTCGAAATCTGGCGGAGAGAGGGACTCATTAAATCATGACGACTGAAACCGAAAGCGAACTGAGCAATATCGTCGCGTTTCCCGCAAAAGAGGATGAGCCGCGTGATATGACCAACTTTCTGTATGAGCAATCCGAGCGGCCTTTTTGCCGTCATCCTGCCGTCAGCGTCAACGAGAAAGAACGGCAGGTTCGTTGCCGCACATGTGGCGCCGCAGTGGATCCTTTCGACTGGATGCTGTCACTCGCCAAAAAGGAGACGCAGCTTGCAGACAATGTGAAATCCCTTCGCAAAGAGGAAAAAGAGCGCCGTCGGAACATCGAGAAACTTATCCAGATCGAGCGTAACGCCAAAGCCAGAATCCGGAGAGCGAAAAATTGAGCCCAGAAATTATCGAGGATATTCGTCAACGTTGGCAACGACTGAACATCATCCGCTATCGCGGATCGTTCCCGGTGGCTTATCGAATCCTCAGAAACCAAATCCTCATCTATAAAGTAGGGGCATAATTGTGAAACTTGATGCATTACCAAAATTTTTCTCACCAAAATCGATGATGCCCGGTGCTGTACCATGTGGGATCACCGCTGACACACTCACGATTACTGATGTCATGGCCGCGTTGGGGCTCGCAGCATCAAAATCGGCGATAGGAATAGAGCTCTACCTCGCAAAGGTGGGGGTGATGTCGTCTGATAATATCATCGCCTTCATCGTAGAATTAGCCACTAAGCGGGCCAACCGTAACAGGCCTCTTCAGGCTATGGGCGACGAGCAACGGCGAGCATTTTTGCGTGTTCTGGCAGAATACGTTTTCCGTGATTACTCGCTGAGCGCGGCCAGCAAGGTGACATGCAGTAGTTGCGGCGGATTCGGGTTCATTGACGCTGAGGTGTTCACCAACAAGGTGACCTATCCGGACGGAAAGCCCCCGAAGTGGGTCAAGGTCACGAAGGGGATATCGCCATCGGACTGGGAAGAAGTGAAAGTTGTTCGTGAGCAGGTAAGGGTAATCTGCAAATCGTGCAATGGGAAGGGGAACATAAAGAACGAATGCCGCTGCCGTGGACGTGGCGAGGTTCTGGATAAGAAAAAATCCAAGTTGCAGGGGCTTCCTGTTTTTAAACAGTGCCCCCGCTGTAGCGGGCGTGGCTATCCCAGATTAAAGGATACCGAGGTATTTAAGGCTCTTGGAGTGACAGAAACTACCTGGCGCAGAAACTTCAAATTGTTCTTCGATCGACTGGTGGAGTATTGCCACGTTGAAGAATCCTTCGCAGAAAAGATGCTCGAACGGGTAACGAGGTGATTTTTCCAAGGGGTATTGCAAACGTGGCGGAAATTGGCTAATCTCGTTTCAACGATGGGTTATTACGCCCATGACGTTACAGATATTAAGACCTCGCCTCGGCGGGGTTTTTTGCTTTTCAGGGCTCTTGCAATAATTGCAAAACCTTTACATTCGTACTGTCTTAGCCCCTATAATACTCTCAAAGAACAGAAAATAAGCGGATGGTCTAATGAGTCTTATTGAACTTGAAGGGGCTATTGCCTGGTTCTTTGTTGTTGTTTTTGCAACATTTTTAATTGACCTGTGGTTTAGGCACAAATGATTTCGCTCTTGATGAGTTGAAGTAAGCATAATTCTCAAAAGGCTCGCATCCGCGGGCCTTTTTCGTATCTGCGCCACGCTCGGCGCTAATTAACCACAGAGCCTTTCAGGGGTGAGCCATAGGGAATAGTCAGTGTGACTATCTCTGTGGGCTGATCATTCCTGAGCGCTGGCTCACCCGCTAAAAGGAAAGTCACTATGTTTGGTCTCTTCAAAAAGAAAGCACGTAAAGCCGTTGTTGAAGTTAAGAAAATGGAAAATCGCGATGCGGTTGAGGCGACTGTGTGGGGCGCTTATTCCATTGCGTATGCCGATGGTACCTGCGATGCGAAAGAAATCGCCACGCTGGAAAAAACAATTTCGGCGCTGCCAGCCTTCGCGCCGTTCGCCGGTGAAATCGCACAAATGAGCAGTAATATTCGTGCTCGTTACGAAGCTTCACCACGTTCTGCCAACGCTCAGGCGCTGCGTGAATTGGCTGATGTTGCGGGTACAAATGACGCTGTTGATGTTCTTTGCCTGTGCCTTGATGTTGCTGATAACGACGGTATCGGTGAAGAAGAAGAGAAACAGCTGAAGAAAATCGCTCAGGCTCTCCAGCTTCCTCTGGATCAGTACCTGTGATCGGCAAACTGCGCTGGGCGGCCGCCGGGGTTTTGTTGTTCCTGGTGGTTGCCATCGATTTCACCAGCAAAATGATGTCCATCCTTGCTGATGGCGTGCTAGTGGCTGGGGTTATCGCTTTACTCTGGCCGCTTATTAAATCCAGTGATTAACACTGTGCAAAAGGCATCTTCGGGTGCCTTTGACAGAGTGTTACATATTGACTAACACAAAGTTTACAAATTAGATTAACGGCATGGTGAATCCCCCTGTGCGGAGGGGCGGCCAGTCACTTACAGTGATCTGTAAATGCAGCGCGGGCCATGTCGGCTGGGACATGCCCACCGGGAGGCACCCGGCACCATATGCAATGCTACTAAGCTATTTGGTAGTGGGGTTGCCGTTTCGGCTTCTCCAGCTATGTTTAAAAGGCAGTAACGGAATAATGAGCGCTCTCCTGGTAAATCGGTAGCTCGGACTATTAGGTGCGTATCGAACCGTTACAAAATCAGAATGCCTACCTTTCTGCCCGCCCGTTAGAGCGGGCTTTTTTTCGCCTGATTAAGGCACTTCAACTAACCAAAAACATTTAAGGGCTGCGCTATTGCGCGGCCTTTTTCATTTCAGGCTCGCGGGAGTCATCATCGATACGGCTCGTTGTCAAATCAGCCCGATGTGCCTGAACCTTTTCAAACACACAGCGCCATCCGTCATTAACGGAGGTGAGGCTTATGCGAATGCCCTACAAACAAGATTTCATCGCCGCTCTGCTGGCAGCTAAGGAGCAGGGTATCGGCGCAATACTGGCTTTCATCATGGCGTATTTGCGTGGCCGCTATAACGATGGCGCCATGGCGAAGACGCTGATCGATGCTGTCATGTGCGCGATGATCGCCTGGTTCGTCCGTGACCTTCTCGACTTCATTGGCCTGAGCAGCAATCTCGCCTACATCGCCAGTGTCTTCATTGGCTATATCGGTACTGACTCGATCGGGAGCTTGATTAAAAAAATCGCAGCCAGAAAGGCAGGAGTTGATGATGCTGGAGATCAATAAACAACGTAAAGCGTTTCTGGACATGCTCGCTTGGTCTGAAGGTACAGACAAAGCGGGGCAGCCGACAAAGAACCGAGGCTATGACGTCATTGTTGGTGGTTCACTCTTTACTGACTACAGCGATCATCCACGCAAGTTGGTTAACCTGCCAAAGCTGGGTATTAAATCCACCGCAGCGGGCCGCTATCAGCTGCTCGCCAAGTGGTGGGATGCATACCGTAAGCAGTTGGGACTGAAAGACTTCTCACCGGCGTCGCAGGACCAGGTGGCCCTGCAGCAAATTAAAGAGCGTGGAGCTTTGCCGCTCATTGACAACGGGCAGCTTCTTCAGGCCATCTACCGTTGCAGCAATATCTGGGCGTCTCTCCCCGGCGCGGGCTACGGCCAGTTTGAGCATAAGGCCAGTAACCTCATCGCAAAATTCAAAGCCGCTGGCGGCGTCGTAGCGGAAGTTAAACAATAAAGCTGAAGGTAACTTATGAACTATCTCATTAATCGGCTGAAAGAGCCGTCAACCTGGCGCGGCATCATCCTGGTCATTGCTGGCGTATTTGGTTATCAGATGCCTCCGGGCATTCAAGAAACGGTCATCGCTGGCGGCGTAGCGCTGGCTGGCGTTGTTGGCGCGGTGATGCCCGACAGCGTTAAGAAGTAAGCAGGCTAGCAACCGGCAGGGCTACAGAAACCCGCTTTCCTTCAGTTTCTTAACCAATAAGTAATTGGTGATTACTCCAAGAGAAACCCCAACAATCCACGGCACAGCTGAATCAAGCATTAGTGAGTTGTTCACGTTAATGCTGGCGGTGATGCAGGCATAGGTATTTGTAAAAGCAAACCATGTAAAAAGTATCTGTTTCATTTGGTTATCTCCACGCTTTCCCTCCCAACAATATCCACCTACGAGCCGGTAAAAGCAAATCAGATACAACCGAAAGGGCTACGAAATGAGTGAAGCAAAACCGCAGGACGGCAGCACTGTAAAAGGCTACCGCACATTAACCGCTGGCGAAATTGAGCGGATGAACCGCCTCAAAGGCTTAAGCCGCCACTTCTGTAGTTTGCTTGAAACCGAGCGAGGTGAATTGTTGGTTGTCCGTAATGGCCCGGCAATGTTAAGCGCTGAGCAGGGTCGGGAGATTGATGAAGCTATTCGCAGCCTGGCTATCGCGCGCACCAAAATGCAGGAAGCCTGTATGTGGGCATGTCGTGCAGTCGCCCGGCCTGACGCTGATTGCTGACCTCCATCGGCATGAGGAAAGCACAAAAAGTAAACTACCAGAAAGGTAAGTGACATTAATCAAAGTTAAATGAGATTCGTCTTAATTGCTTAAGTTCCAGGGCGTAAATTGAAGATGCTGCAATCAGCAGTATCACTCTGGGACATAACAATGGGACAGTATTACTACGTCAATAAAAATGTTCAGGCAAACGGAGATCATGAGGTGCATGTTACTGGGTGTGCCTTTATGCCTGCATCAGAAAACCGCGTGTACCTTGGAATATTTGAAACCTGCCTTCCTGCGGTAGTAGAAGCGAAGAAATATTATTCTCAATCAAATGGTTGCTATTACTGCTGTAGAGCTTGTCATACTTCGTAGTTAATCAAAAACAATCACAAGGTCGCCAATGGCGGCCTTTTTTATTGCCAGAAGCAGGAGAAGAAGCATGTTAACAGTAAAAGTGATGTCACCAGAAGGTGGCGAAGAAATCCATTGCGGCGTGAGCGTCGGTTTCAACCCCAATCAGCAGAGTATCGCAGTGTCGGGAATGGACCAGAACGTTTTCCTGAAACGGGGAGAAGTGGCGTACGTGATGAACGCAAACGGGAAGACCATTTCCCGTTACGAACACCTGGAACGAGAGTAG